AAGTAATTGTGTACAAACTTCTTAACAGTATAACCACTACGGCGTGTGTTAAACAGTAGTGTACCGCGTGGATATAGACGGTAATCTGGTGCATCTAGGTCCACATAGTTGCTGGTTAACAGACTGACTGTACTTGGGAATTCGTCGGTGATTGGATCAACTGTTCCGCTACCGCCCCAACGAGCATCAGCAAATACAATTCCGTTCTGGCTGATTCTATCAGTATTGTCAATCTTACTCCAGGTTCCTTGGTTGGTGTAACGATAAAGAACTGGATAGTTCTCTAGGTCGCTGCTGTCAAGCCATAGATCACCTGGAACTAGTGCTCCACCATTTACGCCAGACTGTCTAGTTGGCTCCAATGGGCTGATGATAACACCACCTGGGTTAGTTTGTGTTAGATTGAAACCGCGTGGATCACGAGTTACATTTTTGTAGCCTTTCCAACCGTCGGTATCACAGACCATAATGTCAACAGCAGTTGGGTCATTATAGTACCATGGTGTACCATTAGCAGGAGCTGTATTTGGCTCAAGATTGCTGAATGTGTAAGCAGTCTCTTGCTTCCAGTTTGTTAGAGTAATTGTACTTGCATCGCTGACGCCTGTTTGAACACCTGGAGTGTCGCCAGTGAATCCAGCAATAGAAATTGGATTTCTATTAGAAGGATTTGTACCGTTGGTCAGACTAACCATACCACCAGTTCTGTGTGAAATGCTGATATGTCCAGACTGTTCAACTTGAGCAGTTAGGTTAGGAATATCAGCTGCAAGAATAGCAGTTACAAATGCACGAGCATCAGTACCTAATAGTTCGCAGGTTACTGGTGCTGTTGGTGTTGCACTTCCTGGTACACTGACCATAATGGAGAATTCGTCACCAACAGTAAATGCTGTGGCGCCAGGAGTTGTTGTACCTGTTACTTTTGTTTGTCCTTTGGTTGCCATCGAGAAAATAGAGAATCCTAAATTTCCCGATTCGTTGTACTTAACAAAAGTAGATCCTGCATTAATACCAGTTCCGCCAGCCAATGGGTCTAGACCGTATAGTGCAGCATAACCGTCTTTGTAGACTGGCATAGCCAATGATGCCCAACTTCCCAGTGAGCCATTGTAACGCTTGACTGTAAAGTTAACTCCGCCACCCTGTACCGAAGTCTTAACCCAGATACTGCCTGATGGACGAGATTGCATGTCATAATCAGACCACTGTGGAACCTGTGCATAGCTACCAAATGCTACATCGGCTCTTTCGTATTCGCCACCGGCAACATTGTTAAGAATACCAATGCTTTCAAGATTAGTTTCAGCTACAGCTGATACTGTACCTGTGGTACCTGCTGTTCCGTTTACTGCTGCGGTAAATTCGTCACCGGCTGCATAAGTTATGCCAGTTGTGCCAGCTAGTGTATTCCAGTTGGTATTACCAACAGAAACAATAGTATAAGATCTACCGCTTACAACAGTAGAAGCATTATCTATAGCAAGAATACCGTCTTCGATAGTAATAGGATCATCTGAATATAGTTCAAGTCTGCCAGTAGAAGAAACTTGAGCTTCTCTGCTACCAGTTAATACGCCAGACGAATTAATCAAAGCAGCAAGTGTGCTCATTGAGTTAATTGCTGTTGCTACTGTAATGTTAGTTCCGTTAATACCAAATACCGATCCGGCTGGCAGACTAACTACAGAAGTATTGCTGGAAACCAGAGGAATTTCATCAGCCCAGGCCGACGATCCAACAGGAACCCACTCGTTATCCTTGGTCTTAAAGTAAACATAGTTATTGACATTAGCAACAACTACTGCATAAGAACCAATTTGTCCAATGGAGTTTCTTGGAACCAATGAACCTGACTGTAGCTCAGATACCGAAGTAATTAAGATTGGTGCGACTTTTGTAAACGAGTTGCTTGATCTAGTGTAGACAAATAGACCAAAATCAGTAACAGAAGTATCAAGCCATACTGTTCCATCGGGTACTGTACCAGTTGGGCGTACACTAGAACCAACTAGATCGTCTAGGTCAACATCTGCTCTGATTACCCAAACTCTATTACCAAGTCCTAGAGCGCTGTAAGCAGCCATCAATCCATATTCGTTTAGTTCGTTGCCGTGTAGAGGTGTACCGGCGCTGCTCTGACGGAATTTTGGATATCCGAAAGTAGCAACTAATTCTCTTTGACTACTAATACCATAAACCTTACCGGCATTGGCCTTGGTTGTACCCGGTGCAACAACACCATTGACTGTTTTATTTTCAGCAGTTGCTATTAAAACAAACGGTACTGTTGCTAGTGCAGTTGGAAGATACTGCGCTTCGTCGGATACTGTAATCTCTAATCCTGGGGATACTAATGCCATAATTGTCGTCCTTTATAAACGTTGTTGTAGTTATTTATTTTATAGTATCAAAAAAGGACTTGTTAGCGGTCCTTTACAAGGTCCTTTCCGAGATAAGTAACTAATGCAAAGAAAAACATGTCCAGTGTGCAAACATTTTCCTGTGGCACTGAATTACTATCGAAAAAATCGTCCCTACTATAGATCAATGTGCACCAGTTGTATTCATAAAGGACGAAAAATAAAACCCGAGGCACCAAATTGGTTTCGCTCGGGTTATAGAAAAAATGAAAGATGTGATCGCTGCGGGTTTAAATTTAAGTATATTGAACAGTCAAATGTCTACTATGTCGACGGAAACATTGGTAATGTACATTGGTCAAATCTTAAAACTGTCTGTCTAAACTGTCAACAAGAAGTTTCAAAAACTAATTGGAAGCCTGGACCTATTGTACCAGATTTTTAAGTTGACTGTACAGATGTTCAATGGTTTTACCATTGTCTACGACAACATCAAAACTAGTTCCTGCCCAGCTATACTCGCTGGCATGTATCTTTTCTTTTTCTAACCATTCTTTGGCCTTAAGATCCCCTCGATTGGCCATGGCTGCAATGTCGTACCAGTGCGGCATAGTACCACGCTGAATCCAAATTATTTTAGCACCCTGCGATCGTAGTGCTTTAATTTCATTAGGAAAACGACAGTCACTGATAACAATGTTATCTTTTGAAGATCGTAGTTTATTTTCAAGACTGGCTATCCAGATGTCGTCGTGAAATGCTCGGCGGCATACTTCTGTACCCCACCATTGGAGTATCCACCGTGGAGTAATTTCCATACCTAGACGCTGACTCCACCAGTCGTCGCGCTGCTCGCGCCAGGCCCTAGCTTCAGCAGTTCTTCCTTCTAAGAGATCTCGATCCCACCCAAATACTGCGGCGCAGGCATCTTTTAAAGTATTAGCAAAACTTTCTCTTTTAAATTCGTGAAAATTTACCAGATAATCGGCTGCTGTATCCTTACCGCTGCCAATGAACCCACAAATACCAATAATTTTTTTAGTCATCAATGTCATACTTTCTATCAGCTGAATCCGGTTTCAATGGTAACCACAGTCCGATTGGACACTTTGAACTGCTGATTGTTACCTTCATGGGCATAAAACAGCCGCACTGCCGGCAGACTTTTAAATCTTCGATAAAGTAATTACAAATTTTACAACAGTCGTAACGCCGTCGTGCACTGTCTAAACTCACAAACATACTGTATTTTATACAGTTGTCGATAGCAGTGTCAATTTGTTAAACGCCGTATTTGTTTCTCTTTGGCTTGGAAACAGGGCTATTTTTTTGAGTTGTTGGAAGTTCTTTACTACCAGTGCCGGTTCTTCGATCTGGTTTGATACCCATGATTTTTTCAGCAGCTGATCTTATTTCGGTATCGGCTTCGGTATAGTCAACAATAGCAAAGGCACTGCCAATTGGGCCTCGTTTGTCCATATCTGCTCTTGGAGCACCGGCCAATGCAATACCGAACCTATAGGCCAAATATGGATGATTGTTGTTATCTAGTTTGTCGTACTGCACAAGATCCGGCAACATCTGTTTGTGCATGGCTCTCATTGGAGCCCTGTTACGACCCTCAGAAACTATTTCATTTATTTTCATTATCCGATTATCCAGGCTAAAGGCTGAGAACCATCTACATAATTCTTCAGTTCGTTTTCTAACTGTTCCATTTCGGCTTTGGCTTCGTTTTTAAGCGCATCACCGTTTAGCGATGTACCGCCTTGTGGGCCGGCCAATTGAGAAAACTTGCTTCTTGCTTCGCCTAGAATCAACTTAGAGAAGCTGTAAGCATAGTCTTGTAGCCACGGAAAAGCCATATGATCATTTAACAACATTACATCCGGCTTATAATTGTAAGTGTGCAATAATACTACTTCAGCAGGTGCGTCTGTCGACGGACTTGATACTTCAAGTTTTCTTAGATCAAATCCGGTTATGCTATTTGCCTGTAGTGTGTTAACTGCTGTAACCGTAATTGTTTTTGTAGCTTCGTTAACTGTTTGAATTTGATAGTTACCATTGTAGCCACCAACTACAGAGTTAGAAATTGTTAGGTTATCCCCTGGATTAACTTTCCAAACATCCTCAGTGACAATAGTTATTGTACTTCCGATGGCAGTACCGTTGGCTGTTAGGCTAGACAGCCTAACATAGGTTCTACTGGTACTTGGCATTTTACGCACAAGTGTGAGCTTTTTGCTGACTGAGTTCCATGTAAAATTCATGTAACCGCCAAACATCTTCATAGCCTGTTCTTGATATTGCACAAACAGTTCATAATTTACAAAACCACCGACACGACCTGCTACCAGCATGTAGGTATTGAGATAGCCTGATGCAAAAGGTTCAAATTGACTGGCTGTTGTTCCGGTAACACTGCCTATGCCTCTACGAAAAATCTGTTTTACCTGTACTATTTCTCTTGGAAGAATGTATTCTTGCGTCTCGGGCAATAGCTTTAGAAATGCATAGCTTTCTTCTACAGAATTTCCGGCCCTTTGTCTATACTTAATCAGGGCATTTTTAATGGCCAGCTCGTAGTGTTCTTTGTCTAGCTCAACATCAACTATGCCGTCGCCTAGACGCAAACGGATGTAATCAACAATTTCGTTTTTTCGAGATGCAAGGCTAGCAACTGTTGTTTCATCAAATGCAATAGGGCCAGGGCCGCCAAGGCTATCGGCCTGTAAAGTTAGTAATTCGGTATCTAAACCTGTTTTTAATGTTGCCATAAATCCAGTCCTGTTGCAATATTTACCTAAACTGCAACAGGACCAGGGTTATGCTGTTTTCAGCAACAGAGTATCTGTACCAATACGACCGTTGAGCTTGACTTCAACTGCTTTGATATCCTTAAGGAAGGTGCGTAGTGCAATCTTGCCGGCCTTGGCAAACTCTTTGAGTTGATCTTCGGGTTTACGCAGAGTCTTGCTCACACTCTTGTCTGGATCATATCCGGTAATGGTAGTACCCTTGATACTGAGAGTTTGATAACTTCCAGCAATATACTTGCCCAATTTACGAGTTTTTGTATTATAGATCCACAATTCACTGGCGCCCACAATATCAGCAGGGTTAATGC